CGCGATGGCCTCGACCTGCGCGTTGGACATCTTGGCGATGTCCTTCGTGCCCGCAGATCCTTCCTTCTTGATCCGCTTGCGCTCGACCTTGCGCTTTGCTCGCCGAGCCTCGAACTCAGCCATCATCTCGTCAAGGTCGACCTTCTGGGGCGGAATGTCTTTCTTGGGGGGCCGTGCGCGCTCTAGCCAAGCGTCGAATGCGGCCACCGCAACGTCGACCGCGTCTTCGCCGCCCTCGCTTCGAGCCGTGGTGCCGGCGTTGTCGCGGTAGGTGTCGAGCCGCTCTTCCCACTCCTGATCGCTGAGCACGTCGCCCGTGTCGAGAGCGAACTGGGCATTGGAGCGGCCAATGGTTTCCATATCACCGACAAAGAACTTGCGCTTCGGCGGCTGGTCAAACAGGCCGAGCTGCTTCGTCGGCTTCGGCTCTTTCCAAGGGATGGTGTGTTTCGGGTCGGCCCACTTCCCACCTCTGGGGCCGATAAAGGGGCCAGCCTTGATCATCACGCCCTTGCGGCTGAAGACCTTGTCGCGGAACGCATCGACGGTCATCGTGGTCATCGAGCCAAAGAATCCAGGCTGGTCGAAGTGCGCGAGGTAGGCCCGCTTCGCCGACGCGGCCGAGCGGAAGCCGAGCATGCACTTGTCCTCGTCGAACACTTTGAAGCTCGGCGCCTTCATCTGATGCACGACGTAGACGTTGGGAGCGCCCTCGTGCGAGCCGACAAAGACATCGACGTGGTCGCCGTCGGTGCCCTCGGTCATGCGGATGTAGCCATACGGGATCCGCATCTTGGTCTCGCCCTCGGTATCCGTCGCCTTGTCGTACCAGCGGCGGACCGAGCCCTTGCGATTCTCGATGCTGATGTCGAAGCCTTGGAACTTGGTGCGGCCCTGGAGCTTGCGGGCCTTGGTCAACCGAGTCGCGGATTCTGCGACTTGATCAGATTTCTCCGTGTCAGACGGCACCAAGCTCCACTCGTCATCGAACTCCCAGCCGCCCGGCACGCGCACGAGCTGACAACGGCACCAAGGGTGCATGGCGCCCAGCACCGGCTTCCAATCGGCCGCTTTACGGCCCGCGTTGGAAGTGCCTTGCTCGTACCACCAACTCGCCGGAGCGACCCGTGGCTTGCCTTCGGCGTCGCGGTAGTGCTTCAGGCAGTGCGGACAAGCGTCGGGCTCAGGCACCTTGGCGAGCAGCTCATCGTCACCGTGGCGCTCGACCACCGATCCGAGGAAGCCTTCCTGGTGAGCCATCTGACTCTCGGTCGCCGCCACGCGGCCCCAGTCGCGCTCCCACTCGCCCGCCATCTGGCCCAGGCGGGTCTTTAGCTGGCCCACCGTATCGCGCTTGGCGACCGCCTCAGACACCTCTGCTTTGATGCCACTGCGCAACCGGGTGGCCAGCGCGTCGTCATGCTCGATGATGGCCTGGCCAGCAATCTCGGAGTAGCGCGAGCCGAGCCCCACGCAGTACATGCCCGCCCGCTGGCGCGCGACGTCGTAGGCCTGCTTCTCGGGCTTGGACATCACGACCGGGTGGGCCTTGACGTGCTTCTGGAAGTCGGCGTAGCTCATCGCCTTGGCCGCTGGCGTCTGCTGCATGAGCTGGCCGAAAGCAAAGCTGTCCTTGACGAAGTCCTCTAGCTCATCGGCCTTGAGGTAGCCTTCGCTGACCAGACGATCCAGCTCAGCCTTGGGGAATTCAGAGCCGGTCGTGGCGATGGCAATCGCGGTCGACCCGTCGCGGATAATCTCTAAGATGCGTGCGACCTGCTCGGGCGTCAGTACCGCCATCGATCATCCTTCCAGAACCCCAGCGATCTTGGCCAGCATCGCCTTTCGGATCTGCCGGACCTTCCGCTGGCTCTGCTTCACCGAGTCTTCGATGACCGCGTATTCAAACTGAGCCGGCGTCTGATTGATCTGGTCATTCGGGTCGGCCTTGAGCAGCTCACGACCACTGAGCCGCTCAACCACGCGAACCACGTCCTCGGCGCGAGCACGCAGCTCGCCGGGCTTGGCCTCAATGCGGATCCTCACGATTAGGTCTTGCTGCCCGCGATGAAGTAGCTCACCGCAGCGACGTTGGTGGCGTCGTTGTTGGTCAGCAATGGGGCCGACGTGAAATCGCCACGCAGAAGCAGCTTGGCCTTGGTCCCTGTGGTTGGCGCACCAATCTTGTGACCAACGGCCTCGCCGTCGAGCTTGACCGTCAATTCTTTGTCGGTCTCGATGTAGAGCAGTTTGCCCGTCACCACCTTGCCCAACGGCAGCGCGTAGTCGGCCTCAGCGGCCGCCAGCTCCAGCTCGCCGCTCTGCTCAACGTCGAACGTCTCGTTGAGCGTGGTCAACGCCGAGTCTTCGCGGCTGAACTGGCATTGCTTCTCATCGGCGTCGAGCGCCGCAACCACAACCACTCGGGTTCTCACTAGAACGCTCATCGGGATCCTCCGCTACAGCTCAATGTCGTAGACGCGAATCTTGGCGCGTCGACCGCCCTTGCGCAGCGTGCTTGGGCCAAGTGATTTCTCTGGGAACAGCGAAGAAAAGTCCTCGTCTTCTCCGCCACTGCTTTCACCTTCATCGTCTTCGCCGCCGAGCGAGCTGCCCGGCATGCCCAGCACGTCGCCCTGCTGATCGTCTCCGCCTTCCTCGCCCGGCTCGCCGCCCATCTCCTCTTGCTGCGCCATCGCGTCGGCCGCTTGCTTGGCCTGGAGCCAGACCGGGTTGAGGATGACCTCGCCCGCGCCATCAGGCAGCGGGGGCAGGTCGTCTTCGGCCCGCAGCTCGTCAACCGTCTTCTTGAACTCGGATTCTTTCTTGGCCAGCTCGATGGCCTGGTCGGCACTCTTGGCGTCGATGCCGAGGAACGCGAATTCGAGGTAGGGGTCGAGCGGCCAAATGACGTGGACGTTGAGCCACGCCGCGATGTCTTTGAGCAGCGGCCGGAGCCCGCGGTCCTTGCTCGCCTTGAGCTTCTGGTCGACAGGGCTGCTGAACATCGAGCCTTGCGACTGCCCGCTGTTGCCGTATGTAAAATTGATCTCCGCCGGATCGAATTGCATGACTGCGCAGGTGATCTTGATCAACCAGTCCATCCAAGACGAATACTCCATGTCTCGGTTGTTCTTCTGAAAGTCGATCCACTGAAGCTCGTCAACATTCGTGAATGGGACACGGTGAGCGTTCGAGACGCCGCTGATCATCATCTTCCACTGACGGCGGAAGGCATCGAGCTTGGAGTCGGAAACGCTCCCCTTCATGTTCATGACGCCGTTGACCAAGCTGCCCTGGCTGAACTGGCGCTTGTTGTACTCGAAGCTCCACAGGCTGGCTGTGATGACGTTGATCAGCATCTCCAGCTCGGAGAACCCGTAGCCGTTGACGCGGATGTCGGTCCGCGGATTGCGCACGCCGAAGCACAGCTCGTGCGATGCAAACTCGCTGATGATCACTTCGTCGTAGACCTGAACGTACTTGACCTGATTCGGATCCTGTTGAGAGTCGGCGCCGGGCGGAACGTCGGCCAGCCTCATCGTCGCCGCGTCGAGCGCGTAGAACTCGGCCGGCAGCCCCTTGCGGTTGCGGACAATCTCAAAGCAGCCTTGGTCGAGGCTGATCGAGTCCCTGACCAGCTTGCGCAAAAAGGTCCGAAAGTCGTCGCGGCCGGGAGCCCATGAGACGCCCGTCTGGAGAATCATGTCCTCCAGCTCACGCATCCTGATCTTGTCCTGCTTCTTCGGCGTGGCCTTGTTGTCGCGCAAGACGACGCCGAAGCCGGGGTCGCGTGGGTCCTTCTGCCGCTGGCCGAAGCTCGACACTTGGTTGATGCGGGTCTGCAAGATTCCCGTGTAGGTGGGAACGCGGCGCGCCATCTCGCGCAGCGTCTGATAGGTCAGGCCGCTCGGTCGGTCCCGGTAGCCGAGCTGATCGATGAGCGCAAAGGGATCGTAGAGCAGCGCCTTTGGGTCATCGGTCGGCGCGTCCGGTGGCAGCGCGGCGCGGCCATCTCCGGCCGTCATCGCCATGCTACCCAGGCCTCGACTGCTCGGCTCATCGCCGCGCGCACCGGCCTTGTTGGCCTTCTCAAGCGACTCAGACACCATTCCGATGCCGCCGCCGATAACGCCGCCGATTGCGTCGGTGATACGATCTCGCAAGCCCATCAGGGCCTCCTACTTAGCGCTTGTTATCGCGCCCGTTACCCTGGTACGCCATGCGAATCGCGCTCTGGTGTTCCCCAGCTTGTCCCCCCTTGAGCACGGCTCGGGTGTAGGGGTCGTCGTCGTTGATGACGCCAATCGGCTGGTCGTCGGGATTCTGGCCCTTCTGCCAGCCGGTGGCCTTGGGCCTCATCGCGCCGGGGTTGGATGCCGCAGCTTGGTCTGGCAAAAGGCTGCTCCACGCATCGCGGAACCACTCGTCGAGGCCGCCCTGCCCGGCGTTGCCGGCCGGATCCATCTCGACCATTTCCTCGCGGCACTGAGCGCGGGCCACGGCCTCGCGCATGTCCCCGCCGCGGCTGCCCTGAGCGTCGTACTCGCCTTGGTGAATGGTGCCCCCGGTGAAATCGATCCCCTTGTCCATACGCTCTTCTCGCATGCCGAGCAGGCTGTGTCGACGGTCCTCACGGATGCCCGCCGACTGGCCGCCGACCACGGCGCCGCGCTCCAGATGGTCGAGCACGGCTTGCTCGGAGTCGAGGTTGACCGAGAGATTGTTCTTGTAGAGCATGCGGTCCTCTGACATCGACTTCCCCCATCCGGGGTTTTTGTCCGCTTGGTGATAGACAGCCGTTCCCGTATCTGAATTGTGCCCGCGGATACTGAGCTTGCCGTGTGTGGGGTCGTTGATCTCCTTGGGCAGATCCTCGTACATCCCGTGGGTCTGGAACAAGTCCCCGCCAGCACCGGCCCCGCGAGCATATTTGTCGTCGAGCTTCTGTGCGTGGATCGCTGTGCCCTTCTCCGGGTCAATCAGGTGCTTGCCTGAATCGTACTCGTGATAGCTCACGCTGCCCGTGTCCGAGTTATGGGCCGCCTTGACGTGGTGCTTGCCGCCATGCTCGATCAGCTTCGGGGCCTTGCCCTCGTGTCCCAGCTCGGTCTTGCCCTGCATCGCGCCCAGCTTCTTGCCCGTCTTGCTGTGCGTGTAAGACGGATGATCTCCGCTGTGCGTCTGGTAAATCGGCTTGCCGCTGCCGGTGTGCCCGATGATCTTACCGCCACGGGTGCCCTCGCCTTCGGACTTCTTGACCTCGGGGTCGGCCATCGCCGCCTCTGAGGCCTCTCTGGCGCCGCCCACGGCCTCTTTGTGATCCTTGGCCTGCTCTACCTTCTTGGCCGAGCTGGCCGCTCCAGCGTGCGCCTGGGCCGCCTGAAGGTGTGCCAGCGCGCGGTCGCGGTGATGCTCGTGGGTGCCCTCGCCGTTCTCCTCTTCTTCGCCGGGCTTGGCCTGGCCGCCCGCGGCCGGCTTCTGGCCGGGCTGGGCCGCTCCGGGCTTGGCCGCCTTCGGGTCGGCTCCCTTGACAGCCCCGCCGGATTTCTTCTTCTGGAGCGGGTCGGCGTCGTGGCTGTAGACCTCTTTGCCGTCGGCCGTGCGGCCGATGATCGCGCCGGGTTGCGCCGCCTTCATGAGCTTGTTCATTTCGTCGATGACGTTGAGCGACTTCTTGGCCGCGGTATCAGCCAGCACTTTGAGCCCCCTATCAGTTGTTACGAACTTGCCCCTCTGCTCCTTGACCCACCCATAAGCCATCATAGCCTGTCCCATCACTCCACTGACGTCGTCCTTGTTGATCCCCTGCTTGGCTGCCTCCAAAGTGCTAGCCATCGCCCCAGTCGTTCCCTGCTGGCCCTCGGGATGCTCCCAGCCCGTCGGAACATTACCCACAGGCTCATAGGGATCCGACGGCTTGGGGGCCTCGTTACCGGCCGCCCTCGATGCGTCGTTGGCCAGCCTGGTCTGGTAGTCCGCGTCTTTGCAGCCGTAGG